CTTCCCACCCCTATTAACATGCCTCAATTTATTGATTATGAAGGCGTGTTTGATTTCCAATCAGCTATGAACGTTATTCGTGAAGCTGATGAGAATTTTATGCGTTTAGACGCTAAAGTTCGTTCTCGTTTTAATAATAGTCCCCAAGAGTTCCTCGAGTTTTTCAGCGATGCTGAAAACATTCCTGAGGCGATTCGCTTGGGTTTGGCTATTCCTAAGGCCGTTGCTGAAACGAAAGTTTCAGCTGCGGAACCGACGTCAAAGTCGGAATAATGCTATGCTCGGGTACAGTTTCTTACTTGATGTAACTGTACCCATTGACACCAATCTCATGTTTTTTAAGGAGTTCTAAATGAAAATTTTACACCGTACACCTGTTCATAAACACAGTTCTGCTAAGCAGTTTCGACACAATGTTGGTCGTACTCAAATGGCTAATATCGTTAACGCTCCTATGCGTGGCGGCATTCGGTTTTAAGGTTCTGTGTGTACTTCTCTTTGGTCTCATCCTACCCATGGTCCACTCAAGTGTGGCCAATGTATAGAGTGCAGGCTTGCGTATTCTCGGGAGTGGGCGATAAGAATTACCCACGAACAGATGATGCACGAGAAGTCTTGTATGCTCAACCTCACGTATGATGAAGATAATTTACCTAAGCATGGTCAACTTGTTAAGAGTGACCTGCAAAAGTTTTTTAAACGTTTACGTAAGAGTGGCTACAAATTCCGTTATGTAGCTTCTGGAGAGTATGGTGAACAAACCCGACGTCCCCACTTTCATATTGCTCTGTTTGGAGTGGACTTTGATTTTGATCGTGTGCTTTTTGGTCGTGCTACTGGTGGTGACAGGACTTACCTATCTAAGTCAGTTACTAGGCATTGGCCTCAGGGAAACCACCTAATTGGAACACTCAATTTTGAGAGCGCTGCATACATTGCTAGGTATATACTCAAAAAAATTAAGTCGTCTGATAAGGTTATGCCTTTACCGTTGTATGTTGACAAGGAGGAAGGGGAAATGATATTTCCCAATCCGGAATTCTTAATAATGTCGAAAGGCATTAGTAAGGGGTGGTTTAATGATTACTTTATGTCGGATGTTTTTCCGACTGGAAGTGTTATTACCGCACAGGGTTCTAGGGCGCCAGTCCCTAGGTATTATAAAAATTTATTAAAGGAGTTGGGTCATGATTTGAGTTTAGATATGCAATTTCGCTCTTCGGCGAGAGCCGATTTGGAAGTAGAGCAGAAAATGTACGAAAATCTTCCTGTTCGAAAGATCGCAAGACGTCAAGTTAGCGAATCTAGAGTTAATCTATCAAAACGTATTATTTAAAGGTCATAAAAATGTTGTTATATATTGTTTCTGTTAAGGATAGGGCTGCTGAGATTTTTAATCGCCCGTTTTTTGTTCCTCATCGCAATGTTGCGGTTCGTGATTTTACAGATGAGATTAATCGAGCTTCTGCCGATAATCCATTGAATAAACATCCCGATGATTTTGATTTGTATTTGTTGGGTCAGTTTGATGACTCCAACGGTGCCTTCATTCGTGAAGGTTCACCGACTGTTTTAGTCCGTGGTAAGGACGTTCTCTCAACTTCTGTTTGACCCTTGCACCCCTTCGGGGGTGCTTTTTTATTTAAGGATATTTATGCATCGCAATCAGTCGGCTAGTTCTCATAGTTTTGCTATGGTACCTAAAGCGGATATTCCGCGTTCTAAGTTTTCTATGCAGAAAACGCTTAAAACCACTTTTGATAGTGGTTATCTAGTTCCTATTTTTTGTGAGGAGGTATTGCCCGGTGATACGTTTAATGTTAATGTCACTATGTTCGGGCGTCTCGCTACACCCCTTTTCCCAGTTATGGATAATCTCCATTTGGACTCGTTTTTCTTCTTTGTTCCTAATCGTTTGGTTTGGAACAATTGGGTTAAATTTATGGGGGAGCAAGATAATCCTTCCGATAGTATTTCCTACTCTATACCTCAACAGGTTTCCCCAGCTGGAGGCTATGCGGTCGGTTCTTTGCAAGACTATTTTGGCTTGCCAACTGCAGGGCAAGTTGGCAATAGTAATACGGTTTCACACTCTGCGTTGCCTGTAAGAGCCTATAATCTTATATATAACCAGTGGTTCCGTGACGAGAATTTGCAAAATTCTGTTACGGTTGATAAGGGCGACGGGCCCGATTCTTCTCCTGCAACTAACTATACGTTGCTACGTCGTGGTAAACGACACGATTATTTTACTTCTGCCCTTCCTTGGCCACAAAAGGGTGGTACTCCTGTAACCATTCCTTTAGGAACTTCTGCTCCTGTTCGTACGAGCAGTTCTTCTTTAGTTAGTGGAACACAACCCGCCGTTACTTGGAAACAAGGTGCGGGTACCAGACCTGGTACTACTAACTATATGTCTGTTGAGGCTACTACTGGTCGTGGTCTTATTTCATCAGCTGCAGCCGGTGCAACTGCTGATGTTTTGTATCCCGACAATCTTTATGCCGATCTTTCTGTTGCTACTGCTGCTACTATTAATCAGTTGCGCCAGTCGTTTCAAATACAGAAACTTTTAGAGCGTGACGCTCGTGGTGGTACTCGTTATACTGAAATTATTCGAGCCCACTTTGGTGTTGCATCACCTGATGCTCGTCTCCAACGTCCTGAATATTTAGGCGGTGGAACTACTTTAATTAATATTTCTCCTATACCTCAAACTGGAGGTACTGGTGCATCTGGCACTACAACTCCTCAAGGCAATCTTGCCGCGTTTGGTACTTACATGGCTAAAGGCCATGGTTTTTCTCAATCATTTGTTGAACATGGTCATGTTATTGGTCTCGTATCTGTACGAGCTGATCTTACTTATCAACAAGGTATTAGAAGATTTTGGTCTCGTTCCACTCGTTATGACTTTTATTTTCCTGCTTTTGCTACTCTTGGTGAGCAAGCTATTTTGAATAAGGAGATTTTCTGTGACGGTTCTTCTAATGACTCCAACGTATTTGGTTATCAAGAGAGATGGGCTGAGTATCGTTACAACCCATCGCAAATTACTGGATTATTTAAATCCACTAGTGCGGGCACTATTGATCCTTGGCATTATTCGCAGAAATTTACTAGTCTCCCTACTTTAAATTCTACTTTTATTACTGAGGTTCCACCTCTTTCACGTACTCTTGCCGTTGGTGCTAGTGCCAATGGTCAGCAGCTTCTCTTAGATGCTTTTTTTAATATTACTGCTGCTAGACCTATGCCTATGTATTCTGTTCCCGGCTTAATTGACCATTTCTAATATGTTAGATTGGCTATCACCTGCTGTTGCATCTATTGGTTCTGGAATACTTGGCTATACTGGCCAAGTGGAAACTAATGCTGCTAATCAGCAATCATCACAAGCGCAAATGGATTTCCAGGAGCGCATGTCTAATACTGCTTATCAAAGGCAAGTTAAAGACATGGAATCTGCTGGTTTAAATCCTATGCTTGCTTATATGAAGGGTGGGGGCGCAAGCACCCCAGCTGGATCTACTTACGTATCGCAAAACCCGCAAGCTGCGGGTGTTAGTGCTGCGTATACTTCTGCACAGTCTACAAAGACTCAGGCTGAAATTCCTAAAGTTCATGCTGAGACTGAAAATATTTTGAAGGTTTCTGATCGAATAGATCAAGAAATTTCTAATATGAAAACTGATCAGCAACGTTTGAATGCTGTTATTGATAATTTGCGTGTTGAACGCGAAAATTTAATTAAGCAAGGTCTTAATTTAACTGAAGTTGGTAATCAACTTCGTGCACAAGTTGTTAATTTACAAGCTCATAGTAGCCAATTTAAAGCAATGACTGTTAAGACTAATTTTGAATCTCAGTTGATTCAGTTTGATGTTGATGCTGCTAAAGGTTTAGGTAATATTGGTCGTGAATACAACCAAGTTAAACCTATTATTGATTTGCTTCGTTCTTTTGTTCGTAAGTAATGGCTAGGTTTTTTTTAAAGGAAATGTCTATGAAAACCGTTTTTTGTCGTTCTGCTTTTAACTATGATATGGATCTGGCTAGTGACCAGTCCGGTCTTAAGTGTTTAGATCCTTCTTTAACGCAACAGCAATTTAAAGAGGAATCTGATATTAACACTATTGTTGATCGTTTTATGAAGTCTGGGGTTCTTCCCACCCCTATTAACATGCCTCAATTTATTGATTATGAAGGCGTGTTTGATTTCCAATCAGCTATGAACGTTATTCGTGAAGCTGATGAGAATTTTATGCGTTTAGACGCTAAAGTTCGTTCTC